AGCTGGCCAGCCATCGGTGGGTCAAGCCGGCGCTGGAGTCTCGCGCTGACTACTGGCGGCAAGAGCTCCAGATGGCGCTGCCCATCGACTCTTAAGCATTTTCCTGCCCCCGGTCGCGGCTCGTGGAGCGAAGATCAAATGAAAAATTACTCACATCGCGGCAATGCCTGACAGGCCGTGATCGGCGTTCAGCCCAGCAACCACGCGGTCTGCAGACAAATCGCGGGTCCTTCTGGCTAGGGGTGGAGCAACCACGGGGGCGCAGACTCGCGGATTTCGGCATTTTTTCGGAGTTCTAGCGTCGTCAGCAGCACCGCACTCAAACCCGCATGGTTACTGGCTTTCGAGGTGCCGAAGGTGCCGATTCACCGGCAGTGATGTGATCAGCAGAGGATGGCCAGCGCATGGCAGATATCAGCGCACTACAAGAGGCCTACCACTGGAACATCACGCGCATCGCGGACGCCTTCAATCTTCACCGCGACACCGTGCGCAAGCGGCTGCGGGCCGCCGGCGTAGTGCCCGCTGGCCAGCGTGGAGGCGCCAGCGTCTATGCCCTGGCCGATGTCGGCCCCGCGCTTTACTCCGACATGATTGGTGGCACGGGGATAGACCCTGACGACCTGCCTCCGCAAGAGAGGAAAGCCTGGTATCAGTCTGAGACAGAGCGCGTGAAGCTCGAGCAGCAGCTGCGCCTACTGGTGCCGGTAGAGGATGCGCACCGCGAGATGAGCCGGCTGGCCAAAGCGGTTGCATCAGGCCTGGACTCACTGGCTGACATGTTGGAGCGAGATGCCGGGCTGACCCCCGAGACCATACAGCTGGTCGAGCACACTACCGATGCACTGCGCGAGCAGATGTATCAAGCAATAATCGCGGATGATGGAGAGGCTGACGATGACTAGCACCGCCAGTGCCGCCTCTATCCGGCGCGACGTGGCCGAGCTGATCCGGCCGCCTCGCCGCATCCAGCCCAGTGAGGCAGCGGCCGAGGCGATGAAGGTGGTCAGCGGTGATGGCACCGTGCGCGACTGGAGCGCCGACACCACTCCGTATATGCGTGAGCCGCTGGATTGTATGGGATCGCGGCTATATGACGCCGTGATCTTTGTCGGCCCCGCGCGTACCGGCAAGACCAATGCTCTGGTGGATGGTTATGTCGCCTACAAGATCGAGTGTGACCCAGGCGATGGCCTGATCGTGCAGATCAGTGAAGAGAAGGCGCGCGAGTTCAGCAAGAAACGCATTGACCGCATGCTGGTCAACTCGCCTCGCCTGGTCGGCCGCATGAGTCCGCGCGGGCACGACAACAACGTGCATGACAAGACATTCCGCGCCGGCAACTACCTGGGCATCAAGTGGCCATCAAAGAACGTCTTGGCCTCGAGCGATTATCAGTTCGTCCTGATCACCGATTTCGACCGCCTGCCCGATGACGTGGATGGCGAGGGTAGTGCGTTCCTGCTCGCCAGCAAGCGTACCCAGACATTCGGCTCCACCGGCATGACGCTGGCCGAGTCCTCGCCAGGGCGCGAGATCACCGACCCCGACTGGCGGCGACCCGACGATGCCCCGCACATGGCACCGCCCACCACCGGCATTCTGGATCTGTTCAACGCCGGCGATCGGCGGCTCTGGTACTGGCAGTGCCCCGAGGCGCACTGCCGGCAGTGGTTCCCGCCGGTGATGGACAATTTCTCGCGTCAGGCGGGGTGCGTGTTCTGCCCGCATTGCGGCACCGAGATCGACCCCGCGGCAAAGCGTCAGCTAAACCTGGCCGGCCGCTGGGTGCCAGAGGGTGCCCAGCTCGATGAGGCCGGCGAGATGATCGGCACCCCGCGCAGGTCGCGGATCGCTTCATTCTGGATGGAGGGGCCGGCGGCTGCCTTCCAGTCCTGGGCGTCGCTGAATGAAAAGCTCCGGCGTGCTGAGGAGACGTACCAGCAGACTGACAGCCAGGAAACGCTCAAGGCGGTGATAAACACCGATTGGGGCCGGCCGTATCTGCGCCGGCGCGCAGCCACGCAACGCTCGAGCGAGCGGCTGGCTGATCGCTCCGAGGATTACCAGCGCCGCACCGTGCCCCAGGGCGTGCGCTTCCTGACCGCTGCCGTGGATGTACAGGGCGGCAAGGATCGCCGCTTTGTCGTGCAGATCCAGGGCTGGGGCGCGCACCGCGAGTGCTGGGTGATCGACCGTTTCAACATCAAGGAGGACCGCGGGCCCGACAACGATCAGGAGCCGCGGCCCATCTCGCCGGCCACCCAGCCAGAGGATTGGGATCTGCTGACCCGTGACGTGCTGCTGCGCAGCTACAAGCTCGAGGACGGCAGCGGCCGCCGCATGCCGGTGGCATCCATCGCGGTGGATACCGGCGGCGAAGGCGAGGGCGAGGAGAGCGTGACTAGCCAGGCATATGACTGGCACCGCCGGCTGCGCCGCGATGGCCTGCAGTCGCGCGCCTTCCTGGTCAAAGGCTCGAGCACGCGCGGCAGCTCGCGGGTGCGCAAGACATGGCCGGACAACACCGGCCGCAAGTCGCGCCAATCCACTGCGCGTGGTGACGTGCCGCTCTACCTGCTGGGCACCGATCTGCTGAAAGATGCCGTCGCCGCGATGATGGACCGCGACAACGCCGGCGCGGGCTACCTGCACACACCCAGCTGGCTGGGTCGCTGGTGGTATGACGAGCTGACCTATGAGATCCGCGACCCCGCGAGCGGCAAATGGCGCAAGCCAGGCAAGCGTCCCAATGAGGCGTTTGACCTGTGCGTCTACAACCTGGCGCTCTTCATTCTATTGAAGGGCGAACGCATCGACTGGAGCTCTCCGCCGCCCTGGGCAGCTGAATGGGACGAAAACCTGCTGATCTCGCAGTCGCCAGACGCCGCCCCCGCCGTCACTCAACCCAAGCCACCGGCCGCGCGCAAGCGCCGGCGGGTGGTCAAGTCGCGCCTATAGGGCGTGGCCGGCCAACCTTTGGAGCCTACCCCATGGCATATACCGCTGATGATCTCGCCCGCGTTCGCCAGGCGGTGCTCGACCTGGCCACCGGCCAGCGGGTGACATCGTTTCGCACGGCCAACGGCAAAACGCTGAGCTATGCAGATGCCGACATCGACAAGTTGCGCGAGCTGGAGCGCACCATCGCGGCAGACGTGGCCAGCGCCTCGCATATCGGCCGCCGGCTGAGATCGCGCACCCGCTACACCACGACATCTAAGGGGCTGTGATATGGGCGTGATCAGCACCCTCTCGCGGGGCATGCGCCGCGCCGCCTCGCGGCTGGGGATCAAGGCGAGCGCCTATGAAGGGGCAAGCCAAGGCCGGCGCATGGCAGGGCGGGGCGTGACCACCACCGGCCCCAATGCCGCCATTGCTCACTCGCTGCCGCTGCTAAAGTCGCGCTCGCGTCACGCGGTACGCAACAACGCCTACGCCAGCGGCGCGCGCGAGAGCTACGTGGCCAACCTGGTGGGCACCGGCATCAGACCCCAGTGGTCAGATCCTGAGATCCAGGCGTTATGGGATCGCTGGGCCGGCGAGGCTGACGCCGATGGCCTGGACAGCTTCTATGGCCTGCAGGCGCTGGCGATTGGCAGCCAATTCGAGGCCGGCGAGGTGCTGGGGCGTTTCCGCTATCGCCGTATCAGCGATGGCCTGAGCGTCCCGCTGCAGATCCAGGTGATCGAGGCCGACCACCTGGACGCCAGCCACTCCACTACCCTCAGCGGCCGCGTTATCAAAATGGGCATCGAGATGGACGGCATTGGCCAGCGCCGCGCCTACCATCTCTGGCGCTACCACCCTGCCGAGAAGCTGACCGCGCAGATCAATACTCGCGTTCCGGTGCCGGCCGATCAGGTGTTGCACCTGTTCCGGCGCACCCGCCCTGGCCAGCTGCGCGGCGTGCCCGAGCTGACCAGCGTGATCGTGCGGCTCTATGAAATCGACGCCATGCAGGATGCCACCCTCGCGCGCCAGAAACTGGCGCAGCTGTTCGGGGCATTCGTCAAGCGCAAGGCCGATGCCGACCCCGAGGATGAAGGGCCATTCTTTGGCACCCATGGCAGCCATGTCGAGGATGGCGAGGGCGGCGAGGGCATAGACGCCTTCGAGCCTGGCGGCATCCACTACCTGGAGGATGGCGAGGAGGTGACATTCTCCGACCCGCCCGACATCGGCAGCAGCTACACCAACTGGCTGCGCACCGAGATGCACGCGGTGGCGCGCGGTGCCGGCCTGACGCATGAGCAGCTGACCGGCGATCTGCAGGGCGTCAACTATTCCTCGATCCGCGCGGGGCTGCTGGAGTTCCGCCGGCGGGCTGAGATGCTGCAGGCCGATCTGGTGATCCACAAGTGGTGCCGGCCTATCGCGGCCAAGTGGCTCGATACCGCCGTCAGCAGCGGGGCGCTGGTCATTCCTGACTACGCACGCCGCCGCGCGGATCTGCTGGCCATCGACTGGATCGCGCCCAAGTGGCAGTGGGTGGACCCCGTGAAGGA